TCTGCCCTGACTGTGGCCTGAGATTAGTAAGAAACATTGATTCACCAGGAATGGTCTGGGCTCCAACCCGTGGCGGAAGTGGATTTGCCACCTAACAAGGAGAGTCATGTCTAAAAAAAGGGTTAGCGATTCCGATGAGGCCCCATCCTATAAAGTAAACCCAGATATATCAGTATTTTATGAACTGAAGTTTGGAAGGACTGTCATTAAGCCAGGAGACTCGCTTAAATTTAAGGATGTTCGTGGATCTTTTAGATTTATTAGACTTGCTCATAACATCAAAAAGGACGTTACCTGGATAGATTGTTACTCTCCTAGTACGGGGGAATACCGTTCCTTCTATGTGGATCGGTTAAAGGGAGTGGTCCACGCAAAGAAAAGTATTAGAAAGAAGATGAATGTCAACTGAAATAGTCCTCGCTGAACGCTGGGAGAAAATAAACAAAGTTGTAGATGTATTCCTAAAAGGAACTACTAACCCAACTACTATTGCAAAACTTACAGGCTTTAAAAGAGCAGAGGTACAGGAGTACCTTGATGAGTGGCGTTCAGTTATTCAGAGTGACAGGCAAATTCAGATGCGAGCAAGAGAGGCGCTATCTGGTGCCGATAGGCATTATTCAATGCTTATTGAAGAGGGCTGGGACGTTATTAGTCAGGCGGGAACAATTGGAGATCTGGGTAAAAAGACTGCTGGGATTAAGATTGTTGCAGACATTCAGCAGAAGCAGATAGACATGCTTCAGAAGGCTGGACTAATTGAGGATAGTGAAATAGCCCAGCAGATTATTGAGACTGAGCGCAAGCAGGAAATTCTTGTAAAAATTCTTAAAGAAGTTGTGGCGGGATGCGATCATTGCAAGAGAGAAGTATTTAGACGTCTAGAAGAAGTTACGGGCAAGGCTGAAGGCTTCTAATGTTTGATGATTTTATATCGGCGTTAGAGGATGATGAGTTTGAAGAACGCCCCGTAACAGTTGAAGAGTTTGTTACCAATGAAGATTATCTACATCTTCCACCCTTATCTTCATATCAATATCAATCAATTAGAGCCATGACTCAAATCTATAAAAAAGAAACTCTGACTAAGTTATATGGAGAAGAAGAGGGTCTTAAAAGATCCCGTCAAACTTGTAATGAAGTAATTTTGCAATTAGGAAAAGGGTCGGGTAAAGATTATCTATCTACAATCTCAGTAACCTATCTTGTATATTTGCTTCTATGCTTAAAAGATCCAGCCAAATATTTTGGCAAACCCCCAGGTGACTCTATTGACATTATTAATATTGCTATCAACTCTGAACAAGCAAAGAACGTATTCTTTAAGGGTTTTAGAAAAAGAGTTGAAGATTCTCCGTGGTTTACTGGCAAGTACAGCATTACAGCGCAAAGCGTATCGTTCGATAAATCCATTACATGTCACTCTGGTCACTCAGAGAGAGAGTCATGGGAAGGTTACAACGTTATCTGTGTAATTCTTGACGAGATTTCTGGCTTCAGCACTATTTCTACAAGTGGCAACGAACAGTCTAAAACTGGGCAGGCGATCTATGATATGTATAGAGCCTCTGTAGATTCACGATTCCCAGATTTTGGTAAAGTAGTCCTACTATCTTTCCCCCGATATAAGAATGACTTTATCCAGCAAAGATATGATGCAGTCGTGGCGGACAAAGAAGTCATCATTAGATCTCATACATTTAAACTAGATGAAGAACTAGAGAATATGCCAGGGAACGAATTCACTGTTGAGTGGGAAGAGGATCAAATTAATGCCTATAAGTACCCTAAAGTATTTGCATTAAAGAGACCTACCTGGGAAGTTAATCCAACTAGATCTATCAATGATTTTAAAATTGCCTTCTATAACAATCCAATCGACGCTCTTGGAAGATTTGCCTGTATGCCTCCAGATGCAGTAGATGCATTCTTTAAATCAAAAGAAAAGATTCTGGCGTGCTTTAATCAACCAATGAATGGTGTAGACGAGGATGGAAGATTTAAAGATTGGTTTATTCCACAGGATGGTAAAGAATATTACATCCACGTTGATCTTGCCCAGAAACATGATCATTGTGCTGTAGCCATGTCCCATGTTGACAGGTGGGTTCAGATTAAATCATTTATGAGTCACAGAATTGTAAGTCCAATAGTTGTAGTAGATTGTGTAAGATGGTGGACTCCCACCGCTGATAAATCTGTAGATTTTTCAGAGGTAAAACAATTTATTATAGATCTTAGATCTAGGGGATTTAATATTAAAAAGGTGACATTTGATAGGTGGAACTCGCATGACATTATGGCGGAACTTAGAATGGCTGGAATAGAAACAGAAACACTTTCTGTAGCCAAGAAGCATTACGATGATATGGCTATGTTAGTAGGAGAAGAAAGAATTATAGGCCCAGACATTAAACTTCTAACAGATGAATTGCTGCAACTAAGAATAATTAGAGATAAGGTTGACCACCCAAGAAAAGGATCAAAGGATCTCTCTGATGCCGTATGTGGATCTATCTATAATACTATTTCAAATACTAGAAAAGAGTCGGAAGAAATAGAGATAGAGGTGCATACATACAAGCAATTTATTAGAGACCAGAGGAGGGAAGAGGCGGAGAAAAATGTTATCACTCCCCCTCCATCATCTAATAATATAGATGATTATATTCAATCAATAGGGATGATCTAGTATGGACATGAGCGAAGACCTGATAAAAATATTGCTTGATAAAGGTTACATCAAGGTGATAGGATATAACCCTGTAGGTGATCCGCTGTATAAGATTACTCCACTGTTTTATGAAGAACAGGCGGAAGTAGTTGAGTACATGAGGGAAATGGATTCAGACATTATGAATTCATTATGGTTTAAAGGATTTCTAGATTTAAAGATGGATGAAGACGGAGAAGCATACATCTATCTTACAAATAAATCTGAAGAATGGGTGCAGTCGGATGACCTTACAGAAGATGAAAAATCAATGATGTATCTCATTTACAGTACAGGAGCGTATCATGGTGGAGATTGGAAAGGATACTAGAAACGTTATTGACTACTACAAGGAGTGGGAGAATGATCAAATTAAAGCAGATCTTGATAGCCGCCGACTTCCATTTGTTGTAGGCTTTGAAAATATTTCTGGTGACTTTAATAAAGCATCTGGAATTCGTAACAGTAACGCTTTTCTAGCAAAAGAGTCATGGATCATTGGTAATAAAAGATGGGATAGGCGTGGAGCAGTGGGAACTCAAAACTATGTTCATCTTAAATACGCTCCATCACTAGATCATATTTATCTTAATGAGCCTCATATCAGAGACATGAAGTGGGTGGCAGTGGATAATGTTCCTGGGGCTATTCCAATTACTCAATACGAGTGGAGTCCGAATACCTTTATGATTTTTGGTGAAGAAGCAAGGGGCGTAAGCCCCATGGGTCTTGGAATGGCAGACGATGTTGTTATGATTCCACAACTTGGAAGTGTTCGTAGTCTAAATGTTAGTGTCGCAAGTGGAATTATGATGTATGATTATGCGACAAAACTTGGAATGCTATAATTTGTTATGGAATGTAAATTTTGTGGTAGCCCAGCAGAATGGCAGGGAGAAAGAGATAACTTCAAAACCGAAGTTTGCCATAAACACTTCCATGCATATTATATTAGTTTTTGGATGTGGAGAAAAATAAATGGCTGAAACATACAAACCCACTGATGCTATGTCATCAAATGCGAAACGAGCATTGAAGTGGAAAGAAGAAGGCAAGGCTAAAGGCGCGGGAACATCTGTTGGATGGACACGGGCAGGACAACTAGCAAGAAAAGAATCCCTTTCATTAGACACAGTTAAGAGAATGTATTCTTACTTCTCTAGACATGAAGTAGATAAGCAGGGAAAGGGATTCTCTCCTGGTGAAGAAGGCTATCCATCGAATGGAAAGATAATGTGGGATGCCTGGGGCGGTGACGCAGGATATTCCTGGTCAAGAGCAATCGTTAATAGGATGAAAAAAATGTGGGAAGGCAGTCCTTTCGATATAACTAAATAGGTGACTAATAACATGATTAATGTTATAGTTACCTAATGAGAACTTGTAGAGTCTGTCTAGTAGAAAAACCACTAGATTCATATAACTTTAAAATAGTCAAAAGAAAATATTATTCGCATGAGTGTAGGTCTTGTTTTAATGAAAGATGTAGGGGGTATACTACTGCCTGGAAGTTAACCCCCTCCAATGTCAGAAGAATGAAAAGATACAATCTTAGTGAAGACGAGTACCAAAAACTGCTACAAAAAAATAATGGTAATTGCTGGGTTTGTAACATAGAAAAAGCAACTTGCATAGACCACGATCACTCCTGTTGTCCTGGTAAATCATATTCTTGCGGGAGATGTGTTCGTGGCTATTTATGCATTAACTGCAACAATGCTATTGGAAGATTAAAAGATAACATTGCAATATTAGAAAGTGCTATACAATATTTACAGGGTCACAGCAGATCTTAGGATGGTTAATAGTTACAGTTACGAGTCCGAAGTTGATTTCAGTATGAGTTTAGTCAACGTGCAGATGCTGTGGCCCTACTTCATGGCGCGTAGTTCAATTGGCAGAACGTTCGGCTGTTAACCGAAAGGTTGGAGGATCGTGCCCTCCCGCGCCAGCATGGAGATACATTCAGATGACGAGTGTGAAAAATATTGGAGAGATAGATTCTCTCAGCAAATAGAAGAATGTATAAAGTCCCCCTGGGAGCCTGGAATAGAATACACTGAAGAGGCTAATTGGTTCCGCCAAGGCCTTACCTATGCAATGATGATTATTCGATGGGACTATGATGAGTGAGCCTGGTCACAAAGAGCGTTTTAAATTTGACCTCTTAGAGTTAGCCTGATAAGATTAAAGTATCAACCCACAAGGAGGATATTATGAGAGCGTTTGCATATTTTTTCTCAGAAGTATTTAGAACAGATGCCACAAGCAACTATAAACTTCAGAGTGAATGGGATAGAGCAAGAAGCGAGGCTTCACGATTTGGCCCGTCCCATGTAGCAGAAATTGATGCTATCTTTTCCCGACAGTCATAATCATTGACACACCGCCCACGATTACTGTATTATTGGTATCGTGGGCAAGTCATTATGTGATAAAGGATAAAAATGACTATTAATAGAGAACACTTTTTAAATAAAATAAAAGAGGACGTACAATTAGATGATTTAGTTGTAGAGCAAGTATTAGATTCTTTTATTAGTATTCTTCAAGAAATAAAAGAAGAAGAAAAAAGTCATATCTTAGTTTCATTAAATGAAAACAATGATATTAGGTCTGCATTTATTTGTAATGAGGCTCTAGCAGCCTATGAATCTTTATCGTTAATGATTTTAGAATGACATACTTTACTTTTTACTGTTTAGTAAAAACTGATAACGGTTATGCATTAAAGCCACATATTAATATGTACAATAACATGCTAGAAATAATTAACTGGTAATTATTCTTATGCTGTAGAATAAATAGATGTTGCCGCCCAAGGAGGTCAATATGACGACAAAAAACCAAATTGGTTTGGCAGTAGATTGGATTGCCGCCGCAGTTTTGGCAATTACTTTTATTGCTGCACCAAGCATGGCGTATGCTAAGTCTGCGCCCTTGGCGGAAGGTACGGGAAACTTTGCCACCGCTGACGCATTAGAAAGAAAGGCAGTAACAGATAGAAACTGGACCCTGCCTTCTAAGTGTAATGATAAGCAGGCAAAGATTCTGTTTAAAGCAGGTTTTAATAGACCTGGAATGCTAAGAGGAGCCTGGGCAATTACCTGGCGCGAATCTAAGCATGAATCACTAGATGAATCTAGCAGATATTTTACTGGAGCCCTAGGTACTTGGCAAATTCAAACAAGTGCCTGGTCAGGAAGATCCTGGTGGTCTAGAGATAATATGCTAGATAAAGAAAGGCAATCAGAAATAGTTCGAAAGCATTTCCTTAATGATGGAATGCATAACTGGGGATACGGTTACTCGTTTAAGAATGACTCATGGTATGAGAATGCAGGAATGTATTATTCCCTATGGGGATCTAGCCTGACATATTCATGGGTGATTGCACCGTTCAATACTGGATGGTCGCTGTTTCCTGGTAAATGTACGCCAAAAAAGGTATAATTTTATAGATAGTCGGTGTGGCGGGGGGAAACACAATAAAATGTGCGGCAACACCCCCGCCACATCACAACTAATGGAGAATAAATGCGTATTGGCTTCCTGTCTACTGACTGGGGTGACCATATTGAGGGTCAGCCTGGTGGATGTACTAATGTTAGAATGATGGTTCCCGCACATAATTTAAATCAAATTGGTCATCAAGTAATGGTTGGGGAAATTGGCTGGAAAGATGGTGAAGGCTTTGTAGCAGTAAAGCCATATGAAAGATTAAAGGCTGGCTACAGGGGGATAATTAAAGAGTATGACTGGTGCTTTGACAAATTAGATGTTGTTATTCTTAAATTATTTATGCATAAAGATGCTGTTAAATATATCGAAGAAGCCAGGAAACTAGGACAAACAGTAATTATTGATACCGATGATCATTTTGAGCAGTTGCCAGAAGATAATCTAGCATTTATTACTACAGACCCAGTAAAGAATCCTGATAACAATAGAAGTCATTTAATCTCAACATACTCAGCGGCAGATGGAATCATTGCTAGCACTAAGTTTCTTGAACAAAGAATGCTTCAATATAACGATACTGTTTATAGAGTTAAGAATTCTTTAGATCCAAGCACTTTTATGTACAGAATAGATATGTCTGGAAATAAACCTACTGTTGGCTGGGTAGGTATTATGATGTGGAGATATGATGATCTCAAGCATGTATCTGGGCCAGTAAAAACTTTTGTTGAACAGAATAATCTCAAATTCCATCATACAGGCGTCATGTTAGACAGACCAAAATGGATTGCTGAAGCACTCAATATTGATGAAGATAGGGTCAGCGGATATACTGGAGCCCGTCCACAATACTATGGAAATGTTTTTATGCCAATAGATATTGGCATTGTTCCTTTAAACCCAAACCAATTTAATGAGGCTAAAAGTAATCTTAAAGGATTAGAGTATGCCCTATCAGGCATTCCTTTTATTGCATCCGATACACAAGAGTATCGTGATCTAGCAGAATCAGGTGCTGGAAGAATTGCTAAGAATTCTAAAGATTGGCTTAAACATTTTAAACAACTACTAGATCCAGAAGTTCGTAATGCAGAAAGACAGAAGAACTTTAAGGTAGTGGCTGAAAAGTTTAATATTTTTACTGTTAAATATCAATGGTCAGAGGCAATAGAACTAATTAATATGAAGGCTCAGGCTGAAAAAAATAGTAAATTTTCATTGCTTAAGGTATAATAGACTTAATAAATGCTTGGGAGGCTGATCATGCCATATGATATTAGACAAAACTACCGTGGTAAATCTGGATATTCTGTTGTAAGTCCAAGTGGGCGAGTGCATGGCACACACCCCTCTCGTAATGCCGCTATTCAGCAGCAACGTGCCTTGTATGCAGCAGAAGCACAGTCTAAAAAAATTACTAAAATGGAAGATCTATACGAGGAGTTGTCTGAACCAGAAAAAGAGTTCCACAATTCTCTAGTTGCTTTAGCAGAAAAGTATGGGCCTTTAGATGACGAAAGTACAGGAATTTGGATTGGATACGAGCCTCCAGAACAAAATAAAGATGCGTCAATTGGGGTCATGTGTGGCAACTGTTCTTTGCATTATGAAAAAGAAGACGGCGGTCTTGGATGTAAGATACTTTCTTATGAGATTCAAGAGATGGGTAAATGTCGTTTAGCGGCTATTCCACCTGGATATGTTAATGTAAATAAAAATATTTGGGGCGGCAGGTTCGCATGAGGTTAGTATCTACTTTAAAAATGGCTAGTATTGCGTCAGATCCAGGGGTCTTTAATAATGGAGAACTTTATTTTAATACTAGCAATAATGCTGTACGCATCTCTCATTCAGGGTCCTGGTTTAATATGATTGATACTGAAAATCTAGAACTTTCTTTTTCTAGAGATGTAAACTCCATAACTGGGCCGACTGCATCCTATTCATACCTTATCTTAGGTAGTCAACAAAACTCAATTTTGCTGGCAAATTCAGCCTCATCAGTAACATTTGTTATTCCAAACAATATAACTGAACAAATCGATACGGGTTCTATGATAAAGGTTGTAAGAAGTGGCGTAGGTAGTGTACAATTTACTCCAGAAGCAGGAGTAACTTTTAATGTTGCTAACAGCAACTATTTAACCGCACGATGGACTAGTGCAGAACTAGTTAAAATAGGGACTAACGAATGGTTCCTAGACGCAGAATTCCCCGACATATATTAATGGAGTATTGATGAAAATCCTTGTTTATGGGAGCAATAAGTTCTCAGATTATGACACGTTTACCCGTGCTGTCGTTGTTGCTATTGACAATAATGTAACATCTGATGATAATAGAATTGATATTTATACTGCTGGCCCCTATAAGATTAATCAGTTTGCAGCGGAATTCGTTAACAAGACTGAGCGTTTCTTTAAGCAGAAGGGCATTAAGTCACGATTTTACCGTGTAGTTAAGAATGATGTTGAGAAAAACTTTGACAACTATGCCCCAGATACGGTAGTATATTTATCAACTAAGAATGAACGTTCAGAATTATTTGATGTTGTTATTTCTGAAGCAGAGAATAATAATATTCCTGTAAGCATCTATAAGGTATAGGAGAAACCATGAGGATTATCAAAGGAGCAGGTCGCCATATCTAAGCGCGACCAAGCATATCTTTCAGTAGCATCTTATCTAGCGTCACAATCAGAATGCCGAATGAAGCACGGATCGGTAATCGTAAAGGGTGGAAGAGTAATTTCCACAGGAATGAATAAGCATCGAAGCCATCCAAGGATTGTATCAAGCGAACACATCAAGGATCACTGCTCAGTACATGCAGAAATTGATGCTATTAAAAAGGCCAAGGATGTTTCTGGAGCCACTATTTATGTGGCAAGAGTAAACAGGAAGGGTGCGGCTAGAGATAGTCGCCCATGCAGTAGATGCTACGAAGTAATTAAAAGTAACGGTATTAAGAAAATTGTCTATACAACAAGTGAGGAATAAAATGTCTCAAGCATTTGTCGATTACGACATGGCCCATAACCTTGTAGATTCTAACAACAATCTATTTTGGGATGGATGGACCATTGTAGATTGGAAGCCACTCAAGGATGGCTTCTATAAGAAAAACGGCATGTTCCATAATGGAATGTGGGGAGTCGCCAGGAAGTACTACCCAGGCAGTAATGGATGGAAAGTTCCCTCTAAATATGTGGCTAAGTGAAGCACTCTGCGCTGGAACAGATACTGAATTCTATTTTGATAAGTACGAAAATGACCAGGCAATAGCAAAGGATATTGATAGGCAGTGCCTATCATGCCCCGTAATTAAAGAGTGTTTTGACTATGGCGTGAAGACTGAATCCTATGGTGTATGGGGTAGTGTATTTCTAAATGATGGTAAACTAGACAATGTGAGAAATTCTCATAAAACACAAGAGGTTTGGCAAAGAGTTTTAGAACTAGTATCTGACGGAGAAGACATTGATTTATGATCCTTTAGTCTATAAGATTTTAAAAGAAAATAAGCCACCCTATAATATAGTCGTGGACCTTGTTGAAATGCCTAATTTTCTTGCTCTTAGAGTTTATGAGAATGAAGTTATGTCTTTGTCTAATGAAAAACAAATAATTATCATGGAGTATTTATACAAACTTAAAGGTATTGTAGAAAAATTTGGATACACCTGTGACTTTCAGGGAGTTCCTGGAGATCCACCAAGGAAAGTCTGATGGAAATAATCTGGATAGAATCGGAGGGTTGTTGGGGTAAAGTCCTGCAAAGGTATCCAGAATTTTGTATTGTCAAATATCATTTAGACGGAATGGATTATGAAGAAATAATTGAAAACTCTGATCTTACTGAATTGTCAGAGATGGGAATAGATTATGAATCTGATGAGGAATACCTGTGAGTATCTTTAAAAAAAGATCTATAGAAGAAATAAAGCAGCCACAAGAGTACTACTGCTCTAATTTATCTTGTACCAATGAGGCGGCGGTGTTTAGTCCACTGGTTGATTGTCTGACTAGCAGTGCTTATACAGAGTACGCCACACACTACTGTATTGATTGTATTATAGAAAGAAGAGTATATGTTTGATAATTCAGCATATGTGCATGTTCCAGTTTGTGAGTTAGCC